TAAATAGATTATCAGAATCTATTTCTCGTATTACCAACAAAAAGAATCTTCTAAAAATAAACATACCTAACTATAAGACGATTGCTAGTTTTCATATTAGACTACATGAAGGTAATCAATACATTAGTTCCAAAGAAAATTTGATTATTGATGAAACATTGTTAGATCATTTGTTAGAGAACAAGGCTGCTAAACGTATCCGTGACGTTAGGGAACAATCTAATTATGAAAAGAAAACTATAGAAGAGATACAAACTGAAAAACTTGCTTTGGTAATAGCCCTACAAAAGTTTGATGACATCTACGGAAAACTTTTGACCAAAGAACAAAAGTTGTATCTTGAAAAATACTATACAACAGCCGAACCTGTTAAGTATAAGCGTTGGGTAGACAAGAAGGTAAACAATCTAATAGATGAGATTGCTAACAAGTCCCCAGCTATTACCGATGAAAAGATAACAGAAAAGATTGAATTAGTTAATGAAAAACTAAAAGGTATAGTTGAACAGAAGTCTGTAAGTACCAGTAATTTGAAAGACATACTACTTATAGTAGAGATGAAAGATAAACTAGATCTTTTTTAGGAGATAAAAATTGGCCGAACAAACAATATTAAGTAAGTGGCAAGCACTTTTCCCAAACAATTCACCAGAATCAAACCCTAATGCTGTTAATGGTCAAGGCGTTGATGGTGGCGGAGTGTTGGTTAATGCTGTTAAAAGTCCATTTAGAGAGGCAAGTGAACAGGCTACTGATAGTTGGAGCTATAAGAATGAGTTTCCAGTAAAAGGTGATACTGACATTTTAGCCATGTGGGACTCTACAGCAGTTCTCACAAATAGGCCTGCTGACCCATCATATGACCCAATTAATTTTGCTGACCAATCAAAAGCTCCACACCCATTAAAGTTGAAGGCCAGACAGAATGTTTATACATCAAAAGCACAAAACTCTGGCGGCTCTTTGAATAGAACACGATTGCTAACCCAAAATGATATTGAGTCATTTGAAAGATATACAACAGCACCATCTATTGAAGATGAAAATGATGTAATCACACAAGCTCAGTTTACATAGAGAATAAACTATGGCAAAAACACTTTTATCTTTATGGCACGACAATTTTGACAGGCAAGAAGGTTCTGATAAAAAACCAGATTCAGCAGCCAGCGGAAACAAAAACCGTGGTTTGAGACAAATAAACGAATTTAATGATCAAAGAGGCGCTCTTGGTTTAGATGGTCAACTTTCTTCAGATAATCCTATTCCGGCCGGCAAGGCTTTTAGTATATTAGGAATGTTGGG